ATACGCTGGAGAGCGTTGTGCGCGAGCTCGTCGCGCGGCTCGAGCGTGTCGAGCAGCATCCAGCGCTGTCTGTGCCGCCGATCGACAAGACCGTCCCTGGCTCGACGCTGCACCTGCCGGCGAAGGGGAAGCATTGATCCCTGCCGTCTATCGCAATGGGCGCTACGAGCGGCGGCTGGACTTCGCGGAGATTCAGATCGCGCAGCTTGCCGCCAATCTAACGCACGCGTTTCAGATGATCGAAACGCTCACGCGCGCGATTAATCCGGAGAATCACATACCGGCGCTGCCTGAGACGCCGCGCGAGTTCGGGAGAGGCCATTGAACGGGCCGCGGATGCACGTCTGCGGCGGGTGCCGGCGCGCGCTGCCGCGGACGGACGAATATTTCCACAATGCGTACGGGCGCAAGGACGGGCTGCAGAGCCATTGCAAGGCGTGCCAGTGTGCGGCGGCCAAGCGCGGCGCGGTCGAGCAGCGCAAGCGCGAGCAGGATAAGCGCGCGTTTGCTGTGGCTGCGTTCGCGCACATGGCGAAGGCGCTCGCGTAATGGCCGGCAAGCCGAACCGGAAGCCAGCCCCGGCGTCCGACTCGCCGCCGTTCGAGTATCCGACGCCGACGCTGATCGACGCCTATCGCAACGGCACCGCATCGCTGGCCGGCGGAACACAGACGCCGCTCTACGCGCCGCAGATGCCGCCGACATCCAATCTGGGCGCTCCGTCGGCTGCAGCGCCATTCGGTCGTCGGCTCATGCAGGCGGTCGCGATTCGCATCCTGGGCGCTGATGCTGGCTCCGTTCTATTCCCTCCGCAGCAGCCGCTACAACCGGTCGCGCAAGCGCCAGCGTTCGGCGCGGTCGGCCGGCCGTGGGATTACCCGGTCGGCTATAACACGCGCGTTACGCCGCGCACCGGCCTGCGGATCGGCTTCCCGTTCCTGAAAGCGATGGCCGAGTTCGATCTGGTCCGCATCATGATCGAGCGCGTCAAGGAAGAACTCGGGACGATGGCGTGGACGATAGGGCCGCGCGACAAGAAACAAGCGCGCGATAGCGACATGGATGCGATCGAGGACATGCTCGCGTATCCGGACAAGGTGCATACCTGGCGCGACTGGACGTTTCAGCTGATGGAGCAGGTGCTGGTGTACGACGCGCCTGCGCTCTGGCTCCGGCCGACGCGCGGCGGCGATCTGTTCTCGCTCGAAATCATGGACGGGTCGATGTTCACGCCGAAGATCATGGCCGACGGTCGCCTGCCGCCGCCAGAGTTCGGGCCGGCGTATCAGCAGGTGCTCAAAGGCCTGCCGGCGATCGACTATATCCAGCCGGTGCCGAAAGGCCAGCCGGTGCCGGTCGACGGCTTCGGCGAGCCGTTCCCCGAACTGCTCTATAAGCCGCGCAACCCGCGCATCGATCTGCCGTACGGCTTCGGGCCGATCGAGCAGATCATCCGGACGCTCGAGATCGGAATTCTGCGCGAAGACTTCCTGAAGGATTACTACACGGCCGGCAGCATCCCCGACATGTTCGCGTTCGCGCCGGATACGTGGAATCCGGACCAGATCGCGCAGATGCAACTGCTGTTCGATTCGGTCAATCTCGGCAACCTCGCCAATCGCCGCGGCGTGCGCTGGCTCCCGGGCGGCGGCAAACCGCCGTACGAGCCGCGCAAGGATGCGCTTACCGACGCGACCGACGAATGGCTGATCCGCGTCATGTGCTTTGCGTTCGGTTTGTCCCCGATGCCGTTCGTCAAGATGATGAACCGCGCGAGCGGACAGACGCACGCCGAGCAGCAGAAGGAAGAAGGCACGCTGCCGTATGCGTCGTACCTCGCCGACTTGATGAATCACGTCATCATGCTGAAGTTCGGCCGGCGCGACATCGTGTTTCGCTGGGAAGAGGAAGTCGCGACCGATCCGCTCGAAGAGGCGCAGCGGTTCGCGCTCTATCTCACGAACAAGGTCTATCACCCGGACGAGGTCAGGCAGAAGCTCGGCGACGACGCGATGACGCCGGAACTACGCGCGCAGATGGATCAGCCGACGGTATCGAACGGCGTCAATGCGACCGTTCTGCCGCCTGACCAGCAGGCCGAAGCGGACCAGCGCAACGAAGACAAAATGAAGGCGCAAGCGGCGATGGCGCCTAAGCCCGGAGCTCCAGGCGCACCGGCGCCGGGGGTCGCCGGCAAGATGGGAAAAGGCGTTCGCAAATATGGGCGCAACTCGACCCTGAGCGGGCTTCGCTACTGAGAAAACGCGATGCTCTCGCCAAGACAATTCACGCATTCTTCCGGCACGCTGCACCGCGCTTCGCGGCCGACGTCGCACGCATCCGCGCCAGGCTCGGCAAGGCGGACTTGTCGCAAGACGAGCAGGACGCCCTCGAGCAGATCATTGCCGGAGTCGATTTTACGGGCTGGTCGATCCTCGTCGGCGAAGTGGACGCCATTCTGGCCGCTATCGTCGAGGACGGGAGTTACGCCGCTCTCGCCGCGGTTGGAATTGAAACGCGAGCCGCCGAAGGCGCGGCCGGCGTCGTCAACGATTACGCCCGCGCATATGCTCGCGATCGTGCGGCTGAACTCGTCGGAATGCGGTATGACGAGCTCGGACGACTGGTCGAAAACCCCAACGCAGAATGGGCGATCGACCAGACCACTCGGGACTTCCTACGCAGCGCCGTGGGCGACGCTATTGCCGGCGGCTGGAGCAACGACAAGCTCGCCAGCGCAATCGCGGACTCGTACGGCTTCAGCGAGGATCGCGCCATGACGATCGCGCGCACCGAAACGCAGATGGCTGCGAACGCTGGCGCGCTCAACGGCTACAAGGCGAGCGGCGTCGTCGAGCGAAAGCAATGGGTAACTGCCGAGGACGATCTGGTCGAGGAAGATTGCCTGGCGAACTCCGAAGCTGGACCGCAAGGCGACGGCGTACTCGCATTAGATGACGAATACCCGAGCGGCGATGATGCGCCGCCAGCGCACCCGAATTGCCGCTGCGTAATCGTGCCCGTCGTCGACTTCGGCGACACCGCAGAGGGGGCTTGAGTGAAAGACATTGATCTTTTCCTCGCCAAATATAGCGACGACCAGCCGCGCGCTGAGAATGGCGAATGGGAAGGTGGCGGCGGCGGTCGCCAATCCGCCCAGTCTTCGCTCGATCGTTGGAATAACGGCGGCCGTCGCAATGCGGAAATCATGTACGGGAAGGATCACCCGAAGATAGCCGCGCACGAACGGAAATTGAAGGATGCCGCAGCGAAGGAAAAAGCGCGGTCATCCAAATCTTATGACAACCGGAGTAACGCGATGGGACTAAACCTCTTCGTACCAATCACGAAAATCGACGTCGCTCGTCGCGAAGTCTGGGGCCGGCTGGCGCATGAAGTCCCCGACCGCTCCGGCGAAATATTCGACTATGCCGGCAGCAAGCCGTACTTCAAAGCGTGGAGCGAAGGATTCGCCAAAGCGACAGACGGCAAGTCGCTCGGGAATATGCGCGCTATGCACGGCAAGACGGCCGCGGGCAAGTTCATTGCCGTCAACTTTAACGATGCCGAAAAGGCGATCGACGTCGGCGGCAAAGTCGTCGACGACGCCGAATGGGCGAAGGTCGAGGAAGGAGTCTACACCGGCTTCTCGATCGGCGGCTCGTACGTCGGCGAAAAGATCGCCGAGAAGATCGACGGCAAGGATTACAAGCGGTACATCGCGGACCCGGCGGAAGGCTCGCTGGTCGATTCGCCCTGTATCCCGACGGCAAAGTTTTTCGATGTCGTCAAGGCCGACGGCGTCGTCGAAAAAAAGGCATTCAAGGTCGCCGACACCGAATACAAGATCGAAGGCACCGAGGAGCAGATCGAGCAGTTCGCGAAGGACATGGCGACGAACGGCCTCACGATGGCCGACGTGCTCGACATGATCGCCAAAGCGGCCGACGCCAAAAAGAAGAAGGGCGAGAAGCCAGGCGACAAGGCCGACGACAAGGAACCGGACGACGATGCCGACGATACGGCTAAGGTCATGGTCGCTTTCGCGCGCGCCGGCACGCTGGCGAAAACGCTCGCCGACCCGGAACTGCTGCTGGTCGATCTGATGAAGCTCGCCGACGCCGAACTGAGCGACGACGAGCGCAAAGGATTGAAAACTCCGGAAGCCGTCAAGTCCGCGATCATCGCCAAGGCCGGACGGTTCACCGCGGCGCACGCCGACAAGATGCAGGCGATTCACGATCATTCGGCATCGATGGGCGCGACGTGCGGGGCCGACAAGGCGGCGAAGCCGGACGACCTCGCGAAATCAGCCGACGTCGCGGCGCTGCAGAAGTCGGTCGACGAACTGAAGGAAAAGGTCAAAAAGTACGAATCGCAGCCGGTCCCTCACGTCATGCTTCGCGCCGTCACGAAGCAAGTCGCTGGCGATCCGGCAACGACTACGGCGACGAAACTCGCCGACATACCGCTCTATCCTGAACTCACCAAAGCGGATCACGTTTACAACGGCGACGGAAGCGTCGATTACGTTACGTCGTATGCACAGAAACGCTACAAACTGGCGGCCGCTGCTGCTGCATAGCCGGGCCTTCGACAACCTCTAACCTAACCGCAAGCGCAGCAGGAGCAGACCATCATGGAATCAGTAAGCCCGAACGTTCTGGAACTGTTCAAAGAGACGCCCTGGAAAAAGGGCGTCGACCCCGCCGTCGCCATTCGGATTATGAAGTCGTGCCTGTTCAAGGATGACGGCTCGCCGAACGCGATCCCGCCAGAGGAACTGCAAAAGCGATTCGGCCAGTCGATGCAAAAGGCGTTCACGCAGCCATCGAGCGCGACGTCCGGCCTCGCGCAGTACGATCTCGAACAAGGCGCGCGGCTGCTCTACCCGGTCACGACCGAGTTCCGCAACATGATTCCGCGCGTCACCGGCGGAACGGGCATTCAATCTAACTGGCGCGCGCTGACCGCGATCAACCCGACGAACATCAATATCGGCTTGTCGGAAGGGCACCGCGGCCCCGCGATGGCGCAGACCGTCGTCGACAAGACCGCGCCGTTCCGCACGTCCGGCCTCGATAACTTCGTGACCGAACAGGCGTATCTAGCCGCGGTCACGTTCGAAGACCTGATGGCGCTGGCCGCGACCACGACGCTGCAAGGCGTGATGGAGGGCGAGGAGCGCATGGACATCGGCGCAAACTCGTCCCTGCTGCTCGGCACGGCGGCAACGCCGGCAGGAACGCCAGTTACTACGGGCGGAACATTGGCCGACGGCTCGACCTATTCGGTCATCGTCGTCGCGTTGACGTACATGGGGATGCAGACCTCGACGTTCCCGACCGTTACCGGTTCCGGCGCTGCTGCCGTACCGGCTGGCGGCGCTGTTCAGCTGCCGTACACACGCTCGAATCTGGACGGCTCGACCGATCTGATCCAGGGATTCTCGGGCATCCAGTCGGCCGCGAGCGCCGCGATCAACGTCTCCGGCGGCACCAATCACGGCTCGATCACCGCAACCGTCACCGCCGTCCGCGGCGCAATCGGCTACGCGTGGTATGCGGGTCTGACGCCTGGCAGCGAGAAGCTCGTTGCGATCACCGGGTATCCGTCGGTCACGATCACGTCGCTGAACTCGACCGGCCAGGTCGCAACGGCGCTGCCGGCGACCGATACGTCGACGAACTCGCTGAACTACGACGGCATCCTGACGCAGATTCTCGCGCCCGGTTCCGGTGCATATTACGTCGATCTCGGCGGGAATCCGCTGACGACCGCGGGTTCCGGCTCCGGTGGTATCACGGAGTTCAATAACCTCATCGCCGACCGGATCGCGACTAACCGGCTCGTGCCGACGGACATCTTCATGGCGCCCGCAGATCAGCAAGCGCTGTCGAAACTGATCCTCACCGGCAACACGAACCTCGCGCCGTTCTTCATGGGCGATGCGAGCTCGGGCGGCATGGCGGCGGCGGTCCAAGCCAAGGTCTACAACAACCCCGTCGGCTTCTCGACGGCGCAGTTGCAGATCCACGCGCACCCGTTCATCCCGGCCGGCACGATCATCTTCTATTCGCGCAGCAATCCGTATCCGCTGTCGAACGTGCCGAACATCATCCGGAAGCTCTGCCGTCGCGATTACTGGCAAGTCGATTGGCCGGTCGTCACGTTGCAGCGCACGCTCGGCGTGTACTTCGATGCCGTGCTGCAGATGTACTTCCCGCCCGCGTTCGGCGTGATCACGGGGGTGAAGAGCTAACTGTCTGAGCGAACCGCGGCGGTGGCGATGGGTCGGGTTTCTCCTCCCTGACCGACCGATCATCCCCTGTCGCCGCTGCGGTCTTTTTCGCAAACGACCATGAATCCAGGCGACCTTACGACTCTCGCTAACGCGAAGGAATGGCTCGGCTTATCCGGCGTCGCAATCGCCGGTATAAGCAATGCCAATCCTGCGGTAGTGACGCTCGCGTTCGCGCCAGCGACGCCGCTGTCGACGGGCCTTACGGTCGGTCTGTCTGCGGTCAACGGCACGACGGAAGTCAACGGCAACGAGTATGTGATCACGATGATCGATACCAAGACGTTTTCGATCCCGGTCGATTCGACGGCGTTCGGCGTCTACGTCGACGGCGGGCTGGCAAGCCTGTCCGATACGCTGATGCAGCGCTTGATCTCGTCGGTATCGACGTTCATTCAATCGGCGCTCAATCGCACGATTCGCAATCTGCCCTACGTCGAGTTTCGCAGCGGCCTCGGCGGCCCGACGATGATGCTGCTCAATTTTCCGGTCACGAGCGTCGCGAACGTTACCGTCGATGGGATTCCCGTTCCGTCGCGCCCGCCGCTCGGCGTCGCGGTCGCGCAGAACTTCATCGGCTTCGGCGGCTACGCGAGCCGCGGGCCGTCCGGCTTCACCTTCGACCAGTACCGCGTCATGCTCAACGGGTACGAGTTCCGGCGCGGGTTCGCGAACATCCAAGTCGATTACGCGGGCGGCTATCTGGTCCCAAGCGAAGTGCAGACCGTACCAGCGAGCGCGCCGTACACGCTCGCGACGCAGGCGCACTGGAACGCGGGCGACCGCGGCGTTACCTACGCCGACGGCACGCCTCTGATGTCGGTTTCGTTCGGCTCCGCGTTGACGCAAGGGCTATACAGCGTCGATCCGAACGGGACTTACTACTTCTCGTCGAGCGATGGAGGGACAACCGTGCTGCTTTCCTACGGTTATGTTCCGTTCGACGTCGAGCAGGCGGCGGTAGACATGATCGGCGATTGG